CACATCGGCGCCCGGGTTTTCTGCGACCCAAAACACCGTCATGCCGCCCGTCTGCCGCGGGAACGCCACCGGCCCGGTCAGCCCGGTGAGCAGCCGCGCGCCCATCTGGAACACGAACGCCCGGTTGCGCAGCAGTTCGATCAGTTCGCCCGGCTGCTCGAACACAGCCTCGGCGCCCTTCGTGATCGTCTTGCTGTCGAGCGTTCGCTTGCTCCACTCGCGATCCCGCAGCCGCATCGGCACGAGAATGCTGATCTTGTTCGCGCCCCGCGACGTGATCCCGGTCGGGTGCGTGCGCAGCAGTTCCTCGTGCACCTCGGCCTCGACGCCATCGAGGTTCGAGTCGGCCGCGCCGAGGATCGCACGCCGGTAGCTGTACCGCTCCCGGTCGCGCTTCGGCATCTCGCGCAGCGGATCCGGCGGCTCGATCGCCGAACCCTTCGTGCGCAGGAACGCGATCGCCTCGGCCTGCGCCACCTCGACGCTCGTTCCCTTCTGGATCCACTCGCTCACGCGCTCGGCGGGAAGGCCGGCGGTCACGGCAACCTCGGCGAGAGCACGCACGCGCTCGCGCTCGCCCTCGATTGCCTTCTGCTTCACGTCCTTCTCGTTGCCTTCCATCGTGCGAACCTCCCGTTCGGGGTGATCGTCCTCGATCTCGACATTGAACGAGATCGCCCCGGCGTCTCGTCCGACTCCGACCGTGGGATCGGCCGGCACTCCAACAAGCGAAAGCTCAACGGGCTCCCATGACGTGATCCGCCACAGATCGCCCTTCTCGTCGTTTTCCTCGACCAGCTTCGCGCGCTTCGGGATGTACCCCACGGAGATGTTCGCGCGCACGGCATCGGTTACGTCCATCTCCGCGTCTTTGCCGCGCTGCGTCCGCGAGAAGCGGATCACCGCGCGGCCCTTGCGATCCTCGCCGATCGTCGCCGACTCGATCACGCCGATCGGAGCGCCCCGGTGTTCCTCCAACACGGCGGCCGTGCCGGAAGTGAACCGCTGCATGTCCACGGCGCCGGCCGTGTGATCGAGCACCTCGCGGTAGGTGCCGAAGTAGGAACGGCGCTCCACCTCGTGCTCGCTCGAAAACGCCACCTCGTAGCGCGCCACATCCTCGGCGGCCGCGGCCGCGTCGCCGCGAGCCTCGATCTTCCGGATGCTCTCGATCTGCATGAACCGAACACCCGGCGGCCCGGGCAGTTGCTTTTTCACGTTTGCCCTCCCCTCGGCGCGCGCAACCTAGATGCGGCGCCGGCTCACGTCTATTCGTCCGCTGGATGGAATGGCGTGCCCGTTGCGCTCCGGCTTCTCGGCCTTGCCCGGCTCTCCGTCGCTGCCATCGTCCGTTTCCGCCGCGGCGCCAGCGGCCGCGGCCTCGGGGCCGTCGATCTCGACGCCGGCCTGCTCCGCGATCCGCTTTTCCTCGGCAAGCTCGCTCACGATTTCCTCGAAGTCCTGCCCCGTCTCGGCGAGCAGCGAGGTGCGCGACGCGAGCCCGCTTTGAATGCCGACGACGCCGGCCTGCATGTCCTTCAGCGGATCGACCCACGGCCAGCCGCGCGCGGAGAACTTCACCGCGAGGAACTTCCGGAAGTCGCGCGAGTCGAGCACAAGCTCACCCGAGAGCAGCGCCATGCGCAGCCACTCGGCATAGACGGGCCGCAGCAGCCGGTTCTCCCACCAGTCCTGAATCGTGCGCCAGTAGTCGCGCTCAACGAGCAGCCCGGAACGCATCGATGAGTAGTTCACGCCTTCGAGATCGTTCCCGAGCGCGTTGTAGCTCATGCCGAGAGCGGTCGCGACCTGACGCATGCCGCCCTTCACGAACGCGCCGAACGCCGTGGCCGGGTGATCCGGCGAGTAGTCGGCGATCTCGTATCCCGGCGGCACGACACCGAACTGCCCGGGCGCCGCCTCGGTGATGAAACCGCTTTGCCCGGCCGCAGACGGCGCGCTTCCGTAGCTGTCCTGTCGCTGCTGAAAGAACAGCATTTTCGCGGCCGAGATCCGCGCGGCCACAAGCTCGCTCTCGATGTAGCCATTTAGGTGCCGCAGCGGGATCACCGCCGCCACGAGCCACGAGGGGCCGCGCGACTGGCCGATGCGATCGGGATCGTACAGGTGGATGATCTCGTCGGCCACGATGCGCAGCCGCTTCCGCTGCACCGCAAGCCCGCTCACATCCTCGGGGCGGTCCCACACCCAATAGGCGAGCGGGCGCCGCGTGTCCGGGTGCATCTCGACGCCCATATGGACGAGGTTGCGCGTGCCACTCTTGTTGCCGTCCGCGTTCATCGTCTCATCGAGTTGATCCACGTCGATCGGTTCGAGAGCGAAGCGGAATCGGTTGTCGAACCCGCGCCACTTGCGCAGCAGGATCTCGCCATCGCGGGCGATCGTTTTCAGCCACAGCCGCGAGCCGCCGCTGAAATGCACGCGCCCGTCGATCTGCGGGTCGGTGCACCACTCATCCCATGCGTCGGCGATCTTGCGGTTGATCGGCGTGGCAAGCTCGCCGTTGTTGTTGCGCACGCGCGCCGAATGCTTGAAGCCATAGGGGCCGATCACGTTCGTCGCCAGCGCGCGAAGGAAGTGACGTGCGATCCCGTTGTTTCGCTCCAAGTCACGCGAGCGCGTGCGCATCTTCTGAAGCGTCCACCGCAACTCATCGTCGGCGGTGGCACGCATGCTGATCCAGTCTGCGAGCAATCGATCGCTGTTGGCCGCATCGAAGATCGAGCGCGTATCGACGCCGAGCCACCGCCGGATCCCGCGCTTCATGCGTTTCAGCAGGCTCATGGCCCGGGCTCCGTGAACCGGAAGCTGCCGGTCTGAAGGAACGCGCCGGGATCGCGCTCGCTCTGAAGGATCGTCTCGCAGTAGGCGCGCAGTTTCAGCAGTTCATCGATCGACAGCTTCACGAGCGAGCGGTTGCCGATCTGATAGCTCGCGACGTTCGCAGTCACTTGCCCGGCGATGGCGGCCTCGACCAGCGGCAGCGTCGCCGCCGCCCACGACTGCATCGAGCCCGCTGTCGCCGTGGCAATGTTCGGCGTCACTTCAACCGTGCCGGAGTCGGCCACGAACGTGCCGACGCCGCCCTTGGTCGCGAGCACCTGCCACTGATAGTTACCGGGCAGCAGCGCGCCGGATACCGCCGCGGTGATCGTGAAGTCGAATGCCGCGCCGTTCGCGCTGCCCGTCGCCGGAGTCATGGCGCTTGGTCCGGCAACGTAGAGCAGCGTCGTCCAACCGTCATCGGCCGCGTAGTCCACGAAACTAGCCGTGAACTGCACCGTGGTGCCGGCCGGGAACGTGTCGGGCATCGTGACCGCGATCGCCATGCGCGGCACGAAACCACGCGCGATCGCGAGCCGTCTATTCATCTTTCCGTTGCAAACGCCGAACCCGCGCCGATCGATCTCGGCGCGGGCTCACTTCACCTCGACGTTGCGACTAGGCGTCGGACTTCATTGCCGCGACCAACTCCCGGAGCGCCCACGCGCGTACCGCCTGCACGCTGAGATTTTGGAGCAGCGCATTCAGTTCACCCGCGGCCTCGAACTGGCGATCCTCGCTGCCATCGATTGCGGCGGCCTCGGCTCTCGCGAGCTTGGCGAGCAACCGCAGATCCTCGGCCACGCCCCGCGTCAACCGGCGCGCCCTGAGCCGCAGGATCCTCCGTTCAGCGGTTTCGCTTGACACGTTTCGCCTCGCAGGTTGGAGCGTAGTGCCCGCGCTCGCCGCAGCGCGTGCAGTGCCGCGGCTTCGACGGGCCGTTGCCGGCGAACCCGCCCATGCGCGCAATCTCCCGGCGCCGGCGCGGGCTCAACTTCGCGGCCCGTGCCTTGCCGCCGGCGCTGTGCCACGCCTTCGTTTTCGGTTTCATTCAGTTCACCCCCTCCCGGGTCGTCATGGTGCGCGGGATCAGATTCGCGAACCGCCCCGCCATGTGCGTTGCCTCCTGCCATTTGATCTCACCGATTCGCGCGGTGCCGGCGCAGCGTTGGATCGTCACCTCGCCGCAGTACGCCGCGGCCGGCGTCTCGGCCGTGAAGTGAACCGCGTTCACGGCGCCGGGCATCTGCTGCACCGGCTTCCCGATCCACGGCCGCGCCGCTTCCGCAGTCTGGAAATGCGCAATCCACGACTCATGCACGGTGACGACTATCTCGGCCCCCATCGCCATCGCCTCGTCCCGGATCACCCGCGCCACCTGATCCATCTCCGCTTCGCTGGTCGCGAGCATCGGGATCAGCGTGCGCCCCTCGCGCCCGAGAACGAGCGCCACGCCGTCGATCCTGCCCTCGGCGTTGAACATCTCGACGCACATCGCCGCCCATTCGAGAATCCACTTGCGCTCGAACGCGCCAATCATCGCCAGCACCTCGGCCATCGTCAGAACCCCCGGAGCTTGCGCCGCGGGCGCCGACGCTCCGCGGCCCGCAACGCGAGAATGGTGTGAAGCTGCCCGAACGTCACCTCGAACTGCGATGCCTCGCGCTGGTATTTCTGGCGCACGCCGATCATCCCCGTGCCGTCCGGCTGCGCCCGCAGCGTGATCACAAACTCGCCTTCGCCACTCGGTGCCCGGTACTTCGCCGCGCGCTTCAGTGACCGCGCCATCTCGTTCCTCCTTGCCGTGTCTGG